AGCCTTCGGCTAAAAAATCTTTAATTAATGTCTCGGCATAATCAATATTAATGTCCTTGTTTACTTGGTACATATACACCCTTTATATTAAAACGATCACAAACTGCTTTTAAATATTCTATATTATCTTCGTAAAATGTAAACTCTGCATTTTTAAAGTTAATCAAATTAAAGAATTTTGCTAAACCATTAATTTTAAGAGTTTTTCCAGATTGTGAATCATTTTCACCTCGGCTAATAAGATAATCAGGCATACCTAATTCATTTTCTATAAAATACATATCAGGGTCATTAATAACCCTAGCGGTAGCAATAATAACATAACAATTAGGATTTTCTAAATCTTTTTGATATTGTTCAGCTAATGGCAAAAGAGAATCAAATAATGCTAAATCCTGATTTTCTCTCCAATAATCTAAGTCGATTCTCTCGCCTAAATCGTCTATAATAGTGCGGTAGCGGTGAGTCGAATCAACGATTGTGCCATCCATGTCATAAATTGAAACTTTTGTAATCTTAGCCATTTAAATCCTTTTTCTGTATGTGCTAATTATACATCAGAAAAGTCAAAAAAGCCAATCCCCTACAAAAAATATGTTATAAAAAACGCTTGACACGGATCAAAATTATATGCTATAATTTTGGCGCAAAATGTAGTTAAAAAACAACAGTCGCTTGAAGCGACCAGTTAAAAGCGAAGTGAGTGCTTACTTCGCTGCGGCGCAGACTTGAATACCTGAGTATTCAAATCTTATTGCAAACCTAGGTATTCAAAATGAAACAATATCTAAATCATAGTAACATTTAAAATATTCTCGCCATTCTGTAAAACGTGATTCTGTAGTGTGGGCAATATCTAGGTCATTTTCCATTTGCCAAGCATGAACATATTCATGCGCTAGTGTAGTAAACAAATCAATATCTGATTTTACTTCAGTAGTGGCAATGCGGATTTTATGAAAGATTTTCTTTTCTGAGAATTTTTCACCGATATACATTCCCATGCAGGAATCACCATCATAAAGCAAAACTTTATTTTTTGCAAAATGAATCCTATGCTTCAATTTGAATTCATCTTGAAGCATAAGCTGGAATAGTTTAAAAGTATCTGATCTAATCATAAGCTATTGTAACACACAAATAGCAGGGGATTTGCCCCTGCTATTTGTTAACCCTTGCCTTTAATAAATTCCACAATCTTAGCAAGTGCAGTTTTATTAGCCTTAGTCAACGAATCTGCATCCGCTTCAGATAAGCCCAATTCTTGGGCAATAAAATCAGCGTGAGCATCTTTTCTAACAACAGCTTCACCAGTTTTTGTTACATAGTTTTTAGCAATGTAAACTTTCTCTCGTGAGAGTTTAGCAACAACAGAACGAACAGATTTCCCAAGAGAATCCGCAATGGCTTCAACAGTCATTCCGTCTTGATATTGCACGATCATTTTTTCTGTTTGATCAGCAGTGTAGTTCACAGTTTTTGCAGTCATTTTATACCCTTTCAAAGTATTATTTAATCAACCAACCATCTTCACGCAATGCCTTGCGCCCTTGCTCTGATTGTAGCATACAATCAAATGCTTCGTCAATAGCTTTTATAGCCTTTATTAGATTCTCTTTTGTTTCCAGATTTTCCCAATCCCTTGGTCGCCAACCATGAAAATCTTTATGGTAATCTGAATAATGGCTTGCTAGGTCATTAGTTGACCATGTGTTATAATCGGTAGCGTTCATTAGAACCAGTCTCCATTGTCATGGCGTGATAAGTACATTGCAATAAAGCAAGGCAATAATGCAATAGCAAGTACAAGTATCATCTGAAAAATTAATTGTATCATGTCGGCTTCTCTCTGTCTATGTATCTATTATAAAGCAGTCAGGCTAGAAGGTCAAGATAATTTTTTAGTTTCACCAAAATACAACATAGGTGTTTATACCTATTGACAAATACAAATGAATACTTTTGTTTGCAAAAGTAACTGGTCGCTTCAAGCGACTGGTAAATGCGAAGTAAGTGCTCACTTCGCAGTGGCGCACACACTTTGGCGCACACACTTTGGCGCACGCACTAGGCGCGCAGCGCGCTGCGCGCCTAAGTGAGCGCTCACTTCGCTGAGTAACCCTACTGGCATCAGGGTCTTTATTGATTATAGGGGTAAATCCTTAATCAATATCTATTCTCATTATCTTATTATCTCGGATAATAAAATACATATTAATATTATTAAGCATAACCCATATACAGTTATTACCTTTGGCAATAGAATATTGCCTATTAGGGTATTTTCTTTGCATATATTCATTTACAATTACATTATCCATTTTATTCTCCGATATAATATTGTGATAATGCTGAACGATATTCTGCGATATTATTAAAGCGAATATCATGCTTATCGCAAAACATTTTAAATTGTGTGATTTGTTTATCAGTGTATTTCATTATATATAATCCTATTATATAATAAGGGTTTCCCCTTATTATATTATCCATTCATTCCGATTTTGTTGCATAATGAGCGAAATTGTGATAATGGCATATCCGATCTCATTCTATTAATACCATCGCAAGCCAAGATAATATTACCTACATTATAACCCTGAGCATTATCTATTCTATCCATTGTGCATAATGTAAATATAACCGCACCTTCAATTAAACCACGTTCAATGGTCATTATCTCGCCAGTATGAAAACATAATCCATTTTGACCATAATATAATCCGCAAAGATAATCGATTGTGACATTATCATCTGAAACCCGATTATTCATTTTATCCCTTGAACGTGCCATTTTAAGGGATTTTGCAAAAAAGTGTTGTAAGGGTGAACGTGTGCTTTTAGCCATTTTGAGAACCTCTGTTTTGTTGAACTTGAGTAATTATAACGTGTTTTTGGCATGGTCAAACCCCTAATTTTAAACCTTGAAAACAAGAGTATTCATTTTGAAAAATGTGTGCTAAAATACAACATAGGTGTTTACCCTTAGTACGTTAAAAGTGAGTACCTTGGTTCACAAACATACTATACCCCTAGGGGTAGGGCGGTTTCCAGACACTTGATTTTGCATTGTATGCCTGGCCCACCGTCATGCGGTATTTTTAAGAATATTCTACAAAACTTTGGGTGCCAAATCTAAGCTTGACACAGATAGCTTACTGTGCTATAATCTACAATCGGCAAAAAATTTTCAACTTGCTCCTAAACTGCCCTTGGTGGTATAATGTGAGCAAAGAGGCCTTAAATGTCAAAAAATCTACCTACTCATACCGCTGCTGAAGTCTTAGAGATCTCACCAGAAAGCTTGGAAATTGCTAACTCATACCTGCAACTTCAAGACGCTCACCAAGTTGCTGACAACTTGGATATTCCTGTACATCTTGTAACTACAACCTTAAACCGCAGAGATGTAAAAGCCTACATCGATCAAGTGTTTTTTGACGTAGGTTTCAACAATCGTTTTAAAATGCGCTCAGCGATGGATGCCATCATTAAAAAGAAGTTCCAAGAGTTGGAGGAAGCAGAAATTGGTTCGAATAAAGACATTTCCGAGTTGCTGGCCTTATCACATAAAATGACCATGGAACAGTTAGACAGACAAATTGAATTGGAAAAAGTCCGATCACAGCAGATCAAGTCGCAGGTAAATGTGCAGATCAATGACGGTGGCGGTCAAGCCGGTGACGGTACCAGATACGGCCGTTTAATACAACAACTAGTTAACCTAGATGGAGATCAGAAGTAATGGACTCGGATTTAATTATTTTTGCCGTAGTCATAGTAACTGTAGTAGGATTAGTACTATGGGATATGATTAAAAACAAACCAAGGAATTAATAATGCTAGAACACATCTGCAAGATCGTACTTGCATCAGGAAAATAAAATGGCTAATACTTATAGGTCAATTTTCATATCTGATGTACACTTAGGTACCAGAGATTGTCAGGCCGATAAGTTAAATAACTTCTTAAAGAACAATTCATGCGATACCTTATACCTTGTAGGCGATATCATAGATGCATGGCGAATACAGCAGAATAAGTGGCGTTGGAAGCAGTCGCACACTAATGTAGTACGCAGAGTTCTAGGCCATGCTAAACGCGGAACCAGAGTAGTTTATGTAGCAGGCAATCATGATGAATTCCTAAGACCAATGATCCCTTATGGATTTAGTTTTGGGTTAGTGGAAATACACAATCAAATAGAGCATATAGGTGCTGATGGAAAGCACTACCTAGTAGTACACGGCGACCTATTTGATGGTATTACCAGATTAGCGCCTTGGATAGCTTTTCTAGGAGATCGTGCATATGATTTCATCCTTGCTGTCAATAGTAAGTATAATTGGATACGTCATCGTATGGGTTTTGGTTACTTTAGCCTTAGCCAGTTTCTTAAGCATAGAGTTAAAAAAGCTGTAGACTTTATGTTTAAGTTTGAACATAATCTTGCTGGCTACTGTAAGAAGCGCGGCTTTGATGGTGTGATATGTGGACATATACATCATGCTGAGATAAAAGTGATTGATGGTGTAACATACATGAATGACGGCGACTGGGTTGAGTCGTGCACTGCCTTAGTAGAGCACCATTCAGGTCACTGGGAAATAGTTACATGGACAAGGAGTAGTGATGAACCTAAGCGAGAAGATAACAATTGTAATACCTTCGAAGAATGAAGAAAACTATATAGCGCACCTATTAGATGACTTAATAGCGCAAGGAGTAGGCTTTACCAAGATCATCGTTGCTGATTGCTCAACTGACCGGACTCGTGAAATAGTAGACCGCTATCGACCACAGCTTGATATTCAAGTAATAGATGGTGGACCCGTTAGTTATGCTAAAAATAAAGCTGCTAAACTAGTCGACACCCCTTATATTTTATTCATAGATGCTGATGTTAGATTTTTCAGAACAACAGTTATCCAAGATGCTGTATCAGCTGCTGAATCAGATAATTTAGATCTTGTTGGATTAAATGCTCGTTGCTATGATGGTGATGTAAGAGCTAAAATTGGTTTTGCCGTCTTTAACACAATAAACAATATTTTAAAATATACTTCACCTTTTGCAGTTGGTGCGTTTATGTTAACACGTACTGATAGGTTTTGGGAGTTTGGGGGATTTCCTGAACAGTTTGCTACATCAGAAGACTACTTTCTTTCTAGAAAGTATAACCCTAAGAAGTTTAAACTACTAAACCACTATTTCGGGCAAGATTCACGTAGATTTAAAAAGATGGGTTATTTAGGTATGGCAACTTATTTAATTAAGAATTTCTGGAATAGAAATAATCGCGCATACTGGGATCAATTAGATAGCAGTAAGTACTGGAGTTAAAATGAGCTACTCAGACAAAGTCATAGATCACTATGAAAATCCTAGGAATGTCGGTAAGTTTGATCGCTTAGATCCCAGCATAGGTACTGGAATGGTAGGTGCTCCAGCCTGTGGAGATGTAATGTGTTTACAAATAAAGGTTGACCATGATACAGGTATTATTACAGATGCGCGTTTTAAAACGTATGGCTGCGGATCGGCTATTGCGAGCTCGAGCCTTGTTACAGAATGGGTCAAAGGAAAAACTCTTGACGAAGCTGCCTCAATCAAAAACTCCCAAATCGCAGAAGAACTAGCCCTGCCTCCAGTTAAGATACATTGTTCAATACTAGCAGAAGATGCTATAAAGGCGGCCGTAAATGATTACAGTAACAGATTCAGCAAAGTCTAAGATCCTAGACATATTAACAGAAGAAAATAATCCTGGTATTCACCTTCGCACATTTGTTCAAGGCGGAGGATGCTCAGGCTTCAACTATGGATTCACAATTGAAGAGACCGTAAACTCAGACGATTTTGAAATTGAACTAGATAGTAAATTTAAATTATTAATTGACGCTATTAGCATGCAGTATTTAACTGGATGTACTATAGATTATAAAGGTTCTTTTATGTCTAAAGAATTCATTATAACAAATCCAAATGCCAAACACACCTGTGGATGTGGAAGTAGCTTCGGAGTATAAGGTAACAATGCTTAAAATTTCTAGATCTGATATTGACTCAGAATCAATAACAGAATTCCCAGCTGATAAGAGGTTCATCAAGTTACCTATTATCAACTATCTTAAACTGCTTCCAGCTTATGATCCAGAAACAGGCGTGACTACCACAGCCTGGGATCAAGTGAATAGAGCGCAAATAGCTCTTATAAATGCAGTTAACAATCCCAAATATCGCTTTGTGTGTGCAGCTCTTGCTCGCAGACTAGGCAAAACTTATATCGCTAATGTTATCGGACAACTGGTAATGTTGGTTCCTGGTTGTAATATATTAATTATATCGCCAAACTATACCTTATCGTCAATCTCATTTGAACTACAGCGCAGATTGATTCGTAGCTTCGACCTAGAAGTTGAACGAGACAACGTAAAAGACAAAATCTTAGAGTTAACTAACGGATCAACTATTCGTTTAGGTAGTTTAAGTACTGTGGACTCATGCGTAGGTCGCAGTTATGATCTTATCATATTTGATGAAGCTGCACTAGGAGATGGTGAAGCTGCATTTAATGTTGCACTTCGACCTACCCTAGACCGACCAGGATCAAAAGCAATCTTTATTTCAACACCTCGTGGTAAGAATAACTGGTTTTCAAGATTCTTTGACCGCGGATTTCAGGACAAGTATCCTGAGTGGGCCTCAGTTACAGCAGACTACACTGAAAATCAGCGTATGAGTGAATCAGACGTTCAAGAAGCTCGTACAGTTATGTCAAAAGCAGAATTTGAACAAGAATATATGGCTTCATTCTCAACCTACGAAGGACAGATCTTTCAGTTTGATGAAGAACGATTTATTGCAGAATATGAAGCAGATGACGGAGATGAGATTATTGCAGGACTTGACCCAGGCTACAAAGACCCAACTGCGTTTGTGGTTATAGTCTATAAAGCTAAAACTGATAGCTACCACATTGTAGATGAGTATCAAGAAGCACAAGCTACTACTGAGGGTCACGTTGAAAAGATGCAAGAGTTAATAGATAAATGGAACATAGAGACCATATTTATTGACTCAGCTGCAGCTCAATTTGCCGCTGACCTTGCCTACACTTACGATATTGCTACTATTAAAGCTAAAAAGTCAGTACTTGACGGATTAGCAATGGTTGCATCACTAGTAGAACAAGGTAGAGTAAAAGTCTCTCCTCATTGCGAACAAGTTCGTATTATGTTTAACGAATACCGCTGGGATAACAAAACCAATCTGCTTAAAGAACGCCCTGAACACGGTATGGCTTCTCACTGTGCTGACGCTACGCGTTATGCTATTTATACTTTCACCACTGGTGGCTGATCACCCCAGTTTCTAAACCTAACCAACTATAAAAATGAAATTTCGTTTCCATATTCTAGGACTTCCACACACAGTTACAAATAAAGACTATGTGGCTTGTGCTTATACACAAAAGGTTTTAAAGTTTGCAAAGATGATGCGCGCACGTGGGCATCACATCACGCATTACGGACATGAAGACTCTAAGCTAGACTGCGATGAGCATGTAACTGTAATCACCAATGAAGATTTAGATAAGTCCTATGGTAATCATGACTGGCGTAAAAACTTCTTTAAGTTTGACATGAATGATCATGCGTACCAAACCTTCTTTAAGAACGCTATTAAGGAAATTGCAGTACGTAAACAGCCATTAGATTTCTTACTACCTTTCTGGGGAGCAGGAGTTCGCCCAGTATGTGATGCGCATAACGACATGATTGTAGTAGAACCTGGAATTGGTTATGCATCGGGGCACTGGGCACGTTGGAAGATTTTTGAATCGTATGCTATTTACCACGCATACTACGGACTTAACTCAGTTGCTACCTGCAAACAAGACTGGTACGACTGTGTAATTCCAAACTACTTTGATCCTGATGACTTTGAGTTTAGAGAAAAGAAGTCAGATTACTTCTTATTCTTAGGCAGAGTCTATGAGGGTAAAGGAGTTCATATTGCAGTACAGGCCACTCAAGCAATTGGAGCTAAATTAATTATAGCTGGACAAAACCCAGATAATTTAACCTTTCCAGAACACGTAGAGTTTGTGGGATATGCTGATCAAGCCAAGCGTCGTGAATTGATGGCTGGTGCTAAAGGAGCTTTTGTTCCTTCAATGTACATTGAACCTTTTGGTGGTGTGCAGATGGAGTTACTATTCTCAGGAACTCCTACAATTACAACAGATTGGGGTTCGTTTGCAGAAAACAACCTTCATGGCAAAACAGGCTATCGTTGCCGTACTTTTGATCACTTTGTATGGGCTGCTCAAAACATTGACAGAATCGATCCCAGAGCATGCAGACAGTGGGCTGAGAACTTCTCATTGGAAAAGGTAGCTCCTATGTATGAGGAGTTTTTTGAGGAAATTATGAATGTTTATACTAACAAAGGTTGGTATGAGCGTAAGTATGATCGTCAAGACTTGGCTTGGCTAAAACGTGATGTACCACAGTACCCAGAGCGTTTAAACTTTGGTTATATGCAAGCAGAGGAAAAGCCTTTTGCAGATCGTTTAGCTACTTGGGTTAAGCAGGAATTAAAGCCTACAACACTATTAGATATTGGATGCGGCCCAGGACACTTTGTAAACTCATTTCGCTCAGAAGGTATAGATGCTCGTGGACTAGATATCGATGACAGAGTACATGGTAAAGCTTACCTAGAGTACAAGAGTCTTTTTGATATTGACAAAGAGTCGGCCGATGTAGTTGTTTGCATGGAAGTAGCTGAGCATATTGAACAAGAACGTGAAGAAGAAGTAGTAGCTAAAGTAGCTCAAACAGTTAAAGATACTCTTATCTGGACAGCAGCAGCTATTGGTCAAGGTGGTATAGGTCACATCAACTGTAAAAATAAACAAGACTGGTCAGACCTACTAACTGCTACAGGATTACGCCGTAATCATGAACGCGAAGGTCAGCTAATCCTAGATATGCAAAAAGGATATCACATGGGTTGGTTTACTCAGAATCTACTATATTTTGAGCGAGTAAAAAATGAGGTATGATTACGTAGACATAGGAACTTGTGATTTTGATACTGCACATGACGTAGCCCAACCAGGCGAACGTGTGCTATTAGTAGAACCAGTACAATACTACTTAGATAGAATTGCAGATCGCGAACTTCAAACTAAGGCCAATGTTGCAATTTCAGCATCATCAGGTCGTGTACCTGTGTACTATTTACCTGATGTTAGCATTCACCTATTTGACCTACCCAGTTGGGCACGCGGATGTAACTCTATAGGTACTAGACATCCTACTATTGATAAATTATTAGAGCATCGTAAATTACCCCTTAGTTTAGTTAATAAAACTGAAGTTGAGGTAATTACATTCAGAGAGCTGTGTACTCGATATTCTATAACTGAAATCAATAAACTTAAAATTGATACCGAAGGTCACGAAACTTTCATCATGCCTACTGTACTTGAAATGGTCAAGGAGGGTATGTACATTGAAGAAATTAAATTTGAAAATCAAGAAATTTTGGGAAATAAACCATTCTTGGATATCCTTGCGCAAGAGTTTGTAAAGCTGGGTTTTTATGAAATTACCGAAGTCACAGACATGGATACAACTTTACGAATAACTAAATGAAAAAAATATTAGTAACAGGAAACTCAGGATATATTGGTTCTCATTTAACTAAAATGTTAACTGAGTCTGGGTATGAAGTCC